AATCCCATGCAGTAGAAAGTGAATATTGATACACGGTATCATTTGTTGTTCCCACAACGTACACCACTGTACCATCAGGTTTAAAAGAAAGCGCAGTTACACCAGACTCTTGCGATGAGACACTAAAACTAACACTATCATAAGCAGCACCGCTTAATTCGTAGCCCTTCACAGCACCCGTCACCTCTAGTTGAAACGACTGCACATCACCTGCATTACTGATGGTGTACGTTGTGTTAGCTGCTAGTGTGTCACTGAAGTAGTTACCTGTGCTAAGATCAATGTCGCTGCTAGTGATTGTCCCTAGTGTTACATTCGTAGGGCCACCTACTTCTACAGCATTCTTTAGGATGAAGTCTTTATCGTTAGCCATTATGATGCTCCATCTATTGCTTGTACTGCTTGGTAGGTTGTACCACCGTCTGTAGTGCTGAATGTTAGTACATCTGTTTCACCGATAGCTGGTGACGTAGGTGCTGTGCCAGAGGGCCACTCTAGGGTGCTAGGGTAGGTGATGGTGGCTGGTGTGGCTGTGGAGTATTGGTAGATGGTGTCTGTAGTTCTACCAGAAATGTATAACTTTGTGCCATTATTACCAAATGTCATACCTCTTGGATCATCATCTTGAGATGTAACAGAAAAACTTATAGACGCATATGAAGCTGTTGAGATGTCATAAGCGGTAGTCAAGTTATACTGATAAACAGTATCGTTTGCCAAACCTAAAACAAAAAGACTTGTGCCATCGTCATTAAATCTGATCTCATACGGTATAGTATCTTGACTGGCAACACTCAAAGATTTGCTATCGTAAGATGCTGTAGATATGTTGTAGGCAGTAGATAGGGTATACTGAAAGACAGCATCTTCTGTTGCACTCAGCGCATAAAACTTTGTGCCATCTGGATTGAATGTAACGCCATAGCCCTGCGTAGATATCTCTGTTGGATCATAACTATTAGATGAGTAAGACGCAGTACTCAAGTCATACGCTGTAGACAATGTATATTCATATACTGGCCCATAATAATCTTGGATGTACATTTTAGAACCAGCATTAGCAAACTCTAATGCGTATGGGTTTGTCATCTGTGTCGTTGGATCAAAAGATACACTATCATAACTTGCTGTTGATACATCCCATGCTGTACTTAAAGAGTACTGATAAACAGAACCATTAATTTGTAACAAGAAAAACTTTGTACCCGCATTATTAAATACAAAGGATACAGGGTCTGTAGACTGGCTAACTACACTAAAGCTAACGCTATCATAAGCAGCATTAGCAAGGTCGTAAGAACTAACAGCACCTCCATCCAACAACAACGTAGCCTGACTAACAGTCCCACTATCAGCAGGGTTGCTTAGGTTAATCTGAATGTCAGACGTTGGGGTGATCTCAAAGACTGAGCCAGTAGATAGGTCTAGGGTGTTGGTGGTTAGGACTGTGGAGTATTGGTAGATGGCGTCACCCGTTTCACCAATAATGTACATTTTAGTTTCATCTGCGTTGAACCAAACGTTTGTTGCAGAGGATTCCTGTGATGTTATATTAAAACTCTCTGACGCATAAGTTGCAGTGCTTAAATTATAACCAGTAGAAAGATTGTACTTATAAACAACTCCACTAGAACCCACCAAGTACATACGAGAGCCACTGCTGTTAAAATGAATAGTAAAAGGCGTTGCTTCCTGTGAGCTAACGGATAGGCTTATAGAATCGTAAGAAGCGGTAGATAAATCCCAAGCAGTAGAAAGGGAGTACTGATAAACACTATCGTTGGTGTTTCCTACTAAATAAACTTTAGTTCCATCTGAACTAAAAGTACCTCCAATAGGGTCACTATCTTGACTTGTACCTACAAGACTAACACTGTCATAAGATGCAGTAGAAACATCCCATGCGGTAGTTAAAGAGTATTGAGATACCCCGTCACCATCACTACCAAACACATACATCTTAGTGCCATCATCTTTAAAGTACAAGGCTCTCGGGAAACTTTCTACAGAACTTACATCAACACTGTTAGCGGTGTATGATACAGTTGTAAGATCATATGCAGTAGAAAGAGAGTATTGATATACAGTTTCTGTCCCAGAATCTCTACTTGCTAAGTACAGTCTAGTGCCAGTACTATCTAAGAAAAACCCATTCATAAAAGAGCTTTGAGAAACAAAACTGTAGGATACACTATCATAGCTAGCACTAGACAGACTATACCCTACACTACCAGACGTAACAGTACCCAAGCCCTCGTGATATACCGTTGGCTGGATACCGTTCTTTACTTTAAAGTCTTTATTGTTTGCCATGCTTCACCTTCCACTTGGCTGAATGTATTACAGAGTAATAGCTTTAACTGTAAACGCTGTGCTATTAGTTGATGCAGGGGTAGCTAGAATACGGACGTTACCACCTGATAGGTCTACATCAAATGTAGCTAGTGCAGTGTTAGTATTAACTTGTGCATACTCAGTAGCTACAGCAGTTGTACCATCATGTGTGATAAGCAACTCAGTGATACTACGTTCTGTAGCTGCTGAGTCATGCATAGTAATCACAGCTTTAATGCCATTATACGTTGTTGCGTTATAAGATGCAACTGTTACTTGTGTTGTAGCTGTAGTAGTTTGTGTCTGTGTGTCAAACGCTTCTACTGCAGCATTTACCCATGCACTACCGTTCCACTGTAAGTATTCACCAGATGCTACGCTTGTAAGTGTTACGTTATCAATGTCATCTAGTGCAGCAATAGTGTCGTTAACCCACGCAGAGCCATTCCACTTAACGAAGTCACCTGTAGTTGCACTCGTGATAGTTACATTGCTAATATCATTAAGAGTATTGATAGTAGGAATACTAGCATTAACCCAAGCTGCACCGTCCCACTTTAGAAACTCACCTGATGATGCACTCGTAATAGTAACATTAGAGATGTCATTCAATGTGTTAATAGTAGGGATACTCTCAGCTTGCCAGCCGTTAGTAGTATCAAATGTAAGTACTTGCCCATCTGTAGGTGACATAGCACTGTACACATTGTCTAAGTCTTGAATGTTAGAAGGTACAGCACTCTCTTTAGCTAGTGGAAAACCACCTGTTGTACTACCATCGTGTACAACTACTGTGTTCTTAGTTGAATCTATAGTGATCTCGCCAGCGGCACCAGTGAACGTGGAATGCTCAGAAGTAGTACCACGGCGGCGTTGAATTTGTGTAGACATACTTATAATGCTCCGTAATCTGCCGTTGACGTAGGTGAGTTGTTAATAAAGCCATAATCCCCTACAGTAGCACCAACCACACTAGCTAGAGCTACAAGACTGTTATATGTATCTTCAGACTTAGCTGCGTAGTGTAATGCAGAAAAACCTGTAGTTACACTGTCTGAAAGTGTGTACTGACTATCTTCAGGATTAATAGCTAGCTTCTGTGCATCTGCTGCACTGTCTGCTGCTGCTGTTGCTGAACCTAGAATACCATCTACATATGTTTTAGTAGTGAGGTCAGAACCTGTTGTGGGTGTACCTGCACCCGTAATCTTATTGCCACCCATAGCAATAGCACCTGTCATAGTGCCACCAGATAAGGATAGCTTAGTAGCGATGCTAGTTGTTAATGTAGTGTAAACGTTGTCGTCATCATTAATAGCTGCAGCAATCTCGTCTAGGGTGTCTAGTGTAGCAGGTGCACCAGCAATAAGGTTGTTGATAGCTGTGTCTACATAGTTTTTCGTTGCAGCTTGTTGTGCTGTTGTGGGATCATTAACGTTGTCCAAGGTAGTGTTAGTAAAGTCTGCACTACCATTAACTGTTAAGTCACCTCCAATGTTAACGTTACCTGTAGTTGTTACACTATCTAAGTAGCTGTCTGCCCAGTACGCTGATGCACTACCTAAGTTGTAAGCACTGTCTGTAGTAGGAATAAGTGCTGTACTGATCTTAGCATTGATAGCTACTGTGTCAGTGTTAGCATCACCGATTACAGTGTTACCATCAATAGTAACATTACTGTCAAACTTAGCGTTGCCTGTTACATCAAGAGTACCAGCAAAGTCAGCATTAGCATCAGTGAATGTAACTGCTGTGGTTGTGTTACTTTTAAGTGTGAGGTTACCTGAGTTGTTAGTAAATACTGCATATGTAGTTCCTGCATCTTTAAGGAAAACATCTGCACCATCAGCATCTAGAACTATATCACCTGCTACATCAAATGTTAAGTTACCTGCTGCTACAGTGTAATCGTTGTCTGTAATAGTAGTGTAGTCATTGTCACCAACACTTAATGTGTCAGCATATACTGTACCATCAAAGTACGCATCTTTGTATTCTAGTGAAGATGTACCTAAGTCAATGTCGTTATCAGTTACAGGTACAATGAGTCCGTCTTGGAAGCGTACCTGCTCAGTAGATGTAGCACCTACTTCAATCCAAACACCGAAGCGATTGCTAGCTTGTACAACTTGTATCTTGTTCTGACCATCTAAGTCAGCAATAAGTGGTACATACGAACCTTCATCTGATGTACCATCGTGTTTGTGTCCTGTAGTGCCTGTTGAGCTAAACGCAAATGCATCACGTAGTTTATCATACTCAGCATTGATGGGCGCTGCCCTGACAACGGCTGTAGGTACAATATCAGCTACGGATTGGCGTGTATAACCTGACATATTCTATCTCCTATCCCCAAGCCCATATGTAACTGTAATAGCCTGGATTGTGTGGCTGGGGTTTGTACTGTTTGTAACGTATCTAATTGACATTGACTTAGCTGAGCCTACAATGTTAGTTGACTCTACTGGTGAAGGGTTACCATCATAGATGTCTGTTGAATCGAATGTAGCAGCATCATAGTAAGCTGCAGCACCTTCAGTAGACAAGGTATAGTCTGATGATAGATTTGTATCTGGATCACCATAGTCAAAGTCTACAGCCATAACTACAGTGACTTCACCCTCTGAACGCATATACGTATCTATATCATAGAATGTCTTACGTAACGCTGGGTCATCCATATAAAAGAAAGGTGTCTTAAATAAACTAAAGATATTGTTACCGTTAAAGTCGTTACCTACTTCTTGACGATACACATAACCCTCTGAGTCACCATGTATTACAAACTCTTCATCACCTAAGTAACCACTAGAAGCTGTACGTACATCAACACCTACAAGTTGGCTAAACTCAAACCCTGCACCTCCAGCACCACTTCTACGTATAGCACCTAAGATACCTAGAGATTCCTGATCAGCAAAGAACATTCTGAACTGAGACTTCTTCTTTACAACTACTGCTGTAAGTGTAGCTAAGTCTTCCTGTGCAGTGTAAGTCTCAAAGATAGACTGAATAGGTTTAGACAGAGTAGCAAGCTCAATATCGCCAATGCGGTCTGTACCAGTGATAGGGCGTACACCATCTGGTGCTAAGAATAATACATCACCGTTAAACTCTATGACTGTATCAGGTGCTACACAACCAAGGTTAGATGTTACAGTTTGTAATACAAAGTCAGCAATGTTGTTACCAACTAAACGCTTAATGTTATTAGTACCAAAGACGTAAAGTTGATTACGGAAAGACTTAAGTTGTTTAATCTCAAAGCCTACGTTAATAACGCCAGCACCGCTAGCAGGAGTCCAATCAGTTTCATCTACAGGTGCACTAAAGTATAAGTTAAACGGTTCAGAGCTATCACCTGCTAAGAATAAGTGATTGTTAAACGCTGCAGCTAAACTAGGAGCAGAGGGAGCGCTACCTGTGTTAAGCTGTGTATAAGTAGTACCATCCCAAGTTGAAGCAGGGTTAACACCATCTACCATAACAAACTTAGGTGCACCCCAGTTAAAACTCTCAAAGCGTACCTTGGTTACATCATCCATAGTAGGTGAACCAGAAGTAGTCACTTCTTGCCAACCATTTACTACACCAGCACCTGTCACTGTAGTAGAAGCTGAAGATGTACCACCAGTGATTACATTATCTACTGAGAAGATAGCGCTGGGTAGCTTACCAAAGTCTAACTCTAGTGAGTCTGCTGCAGTAGAGATAACTGTTGCACTAATAGGTACTACTGTATCATCTGATGCACTTACTACAGCAGTAATAGTTTCACCTACTGTAAAGCTTGTACCTGTACCTGCAGTAACAGCAAACACATAATAGTGATCATACCAATGCAGATAGTTATTACCTGAAGCAGGTTTACGACAGCCAAAGATACCTTGGTTAATATCAGCAGCTACATGTACACCTAAAACAGGAGCATTAGCTAAACCTGTAAGTTCACCATATGAATTACTAAAACCGCTTACACGTCTGTACCCACCATTCAAGGCAGGTTCATAGTTAATCATACGTATTGCTGTTCCTGATAGCTGACCACCTTGCGTAAGAGGGTCTTGGTTAATTACCAAGCCACCCTGACAGGAAGTAGCAAATGTACGTAAATTATCTGGCATTACTTGGTGCCTGTGTTAGTATTGAAATACTTTCCTGCTACAACTGTAGAAGAGATATACATAGGGGAGTCAAGTAAGATTCTACGCATAGAGTCTATACCTTCCTCAAACTTCTGTTGATGTATAGCACCGCCCTGCTCGTTAGCACGGAAGCGCATTAAGTACATAACAGCACCATCTACTACAACATTGTTAAAACGATCTGGGATAATACACACATCGTTATACACTGTTAGATCAGAAGGGAAATACCAGTAGCGATACTCAATCTCGTATGCATCATCTGGCAAAGGCGTAACACCAAACTTAGTGTCTTGTGTTTGATATACTATAGCTGGTGTTGAGTAGCCCCCTGAACCAGAAGCATCTTCTACACCACGATAAGTTCTAATATAATCGTTAAAATTAATTACAGGCAATCTCTCAGGTGTGTTATCCTTAGCTGTCAGCTTCTTAATGTAGAACGTATCCCAATCAGCTTTAGAGAAGTCACTAGGAAAGTCATACGTACCTGTACCAGCAGTAAGAGTTTGTGTGTAAGTAATTAGAGTAAAAGGCCATTCTTGTGATGTCTGTAGTATCTCACGTACACTAGCGTTTACAGCATCTTTAGCCAATGCTTGTAGGTTACGGACATCAGAGAAGCCGTTGCCGCCTGTATCAAGCTCAACTTCGTTCATACGACGAAGAACTTCATTTACTAGAGATACATAAGTAGCCATTAAATTATCCTACAAGTTTATATGTGCTGAAGGGCCAGCCTCTTGACAAGACCAGCCCAACAAGCTAAGTATTAATTAAGCAGCGTTGTAGTTCGCTGTGATAAGTGCCTCTGGGCGTAGAATTTTTCTACCGTAGAGGTGCATACCACGTACAATGTCTGCGAATGAATCAGGGTCACGGTAGTTCTCAACTTTGTTGATTTGCTCCGCTGAAGCCACTGCTTCGTCCTGACCAGCTACGATAACACCGTAGTTAGTGTTCTGTGCAGTTGTACCTGATGTTGCAGCACCAGTACCCAAGTATGGTAGGTTGTTAGACACATAAACACGGAAGCCGTGTAGGTTGTTTAGAACCAAGCCATTCATTAGGCCAGCACCACCGAAGTCAGCGTTAAGTACACGTGAATCTTCGTCTTTTAGCATCTCTACAAATACCGGGTCCAAGACGATCCAACGACCACGTGAGTCAACGTTTGCTGTGTCCATCTGACGAGCCATACGTGCGATGACTGTTAGAGGAGAAACAGTTGTTGCTGACAATGATGTAGCACCTGGAAGACGTGGAGCTAGTGGGATAGAGTCACCTGCTGTAGCTGAGCCTGAGATTGTCAAGCTGCTAAAGTCAGTTGCGTCTAGCTTGTTAGCTGCCAATAGTTCGTCAGAACCTGCTGCTGAGTTTGCTTTGTCACCAGAGGCTGTTGTGTTAGCCGCCCATGAACCTGCACCACCTGTGTAACCAGATAGATAACCCAAGCACTCTTCGTCCATTGCGTCAGCCATCTTATATGCTGCACGATCAGCAGCCAAAGATGTGAAGTCAACGTGCGAGAACTGCTCTTCGATGTCATCCATTTTAAATGCGAAGTAGTTCGCTTTATCAATGGTCAACGAGAAGTCTTGGTCATCTAGTTTCTCAACAGAGATAGATGTGTGACGCTGTAGAGCGTTGACTGTTACGTCTGGCTCTTTTTGGATACGAACTGTATCACCTTGGTTGGCGATCTCACCGAAGTAAGAGTTGTTCGTGATTGCGTTTGTGACAGCAGTTTTGCGTAGAGCAATCTGTGCCTGTTTGGAGTAGATAATTGGGGAGAAGTTCCCGTTGAATCCACCCGATGCGGATGTAATAGCCATAGGTTAGTTTCCTTTCATAGATATGGCGTGGAGTTTAGACACTACATATTCACTGAAAGAGGCTCTTCATAGTAGGGTAGTCAGCATTGCATTGAGGGTGGCCGCCCTGTCTGCGCTGGGCCTATACGTTGAGGTAGTCTTATTGTGGCTAGTGCTTGTAAAAGCATACACACTTATTTTGTGTATATACCATAGTTTTACTTATGAATCTTTATTTGTCAAGCTATTTCTTTGACATATCATAAATAAACTTTCCTTGGCGCTGGGCTTCGAATATCTCTTCCATGCGCTTTTCATATTCTTTCATAGACATCTTAGCTACCTGTGACTCACTAAGATACTTAGACGCTTCATCATGCTCTGGTGTAGTGTTACGTTTTGTACGTACAGAGGATGCAGCTTCCTTGTCATTGCTAGATGTCTTCTTACCAGTGATACCTTTGTCAACTTTATACAAGTCAATCACACGAGCTACAGACTTAGCATCATCTACATTCTCGTATAGAGCATCTTGTACCCACTTAGGCTGATCTTTAGCCCATTCATGGAATACATCATCTGAGCGAATCTCACCAAAGTCAGGGTGTAGTGCAGCTAGTTCAGCTTCAGCTTTCTCACGCTTAGCTGTGATGCGTAACTCTTCGATTTCTTTCAGGCGAGTATCTAGTGATGCAGCTTTCTCGTCAGCTTTCTTTGTAGCAATAGCTTCTACGATACCTGCTACGTCTGGGTACTTCTTAGCCCAAGCTTCGATCTCATCATTTGACTTAGGTAGTACAAGCTCATTCTTAGTAGCTAACTCTAGTTGCTTTTCTAGCTTTTCTAGCTTAGAAGCTACTTCCTTTTCTTTCTCTTGCATGTGGCGGCGTAGATCACCATAGCGTTGCTTAAACGTTTTTTCTTCAGCGCTTAGGTTTGAATCATCCGCTTCTTGTGCTTTGGCTTTAGTTGGCTTTTCCTCTTTTTGTTCAGGTACACTTTCTGCCTGAACTGAGGTGTTCTCAGTGCTTTCGCTATCGGATTCACTATCAGTGGTTTCTTCCTGCGTTTCATTGTCTTCTTGCACCATGCCAGCTTGTTTCATAAGCTCACGTAGTTCTTCTTCATCACGATTAACTCGTGCCATGTTACGTAAGTGCGATACTGATTGCACCTCTACTTGTTCTACTTCAGCCATTGTTTACTCCTTATGTTGGGGCCAGTCAAGTTATAACTGGGTAGCCTTATAGTTATATTGGATTATTCGTCGTCTTCGTCTTTACCGTATTTCTTTTCAACGTACTCTTTAGAAGGTAAGAATCCATCACCCCAACCAGAAGCTGCTTTTGCCGCTGCTGTAGCTTCTCTACTTGCTTCCGACTGAGCACGTATAGCTTCATGGTAAGCGAAAGGATCGTCACTAGCACTTATAGAGTTAACAAGATTTGTTGCGTCTACCCACTTACCAAGTGATGCATCTTTCCATTGTTCATTGCTCATCTTTGGAGGTTTTTTGAACTTACTTTCTTGTTGTGTAGCACCATCAAAGCTATCTGCAATACCACTAAAGAAGCTTGATATTGTATCTAAAATGCCGTACTTTTTACCTTCTTGTTCTTTGTAGTCCTTGTACGCTTTTTTATCTTGTAGATAACTTCTTTGCAGTCCTAGTTCTTTTTTAGTCTCATCATCTACGTTTTCATCTGCTAGCGCTGAATCAATACCTTCTATTAGTTTATTCTTTTCGTACTTACCTATTAGTTTAGCGCCTATCAAACCAGGGATGCCAAACATTGCTGTACCTGCTTTACCTAAAAGACCTTGAGAAGAATAGTAGGTGTCTACGGCTGATATAACGTCATCTGCATTACTAAAGTTTATGCCTTTGTCTTCTTTCTCTGCATCTGCAATACGCTTTCTAGCACGTTCTGCTGAAGCTTCATCAAAGGTATTATCATCAACGGATACTTCTTGTATAGTAGTTTCTTGTGGTTTATTTTGAGTGTAACCTGTAGGAACAACACCTAAAGGCATACCATTAAAGAATGGAATAGTTATTTCTTGACCTGCAGGACCATAATAAGTGATAAGCTCATAGCCTGTACCACCTGGTTGCGAACCTATTAAAACTTGTGTTGGATCGTTAGGGTCTTGCTGAAACTGATCACTTCCGAATACGTCAAGCTGTGCGCCACCTTCGTTGTAGCCTACAAGACCACCAAGTGCTGCACTCATTTCTTCTTCGGAGGGTATACTATCTTCTTCGACCATAAGCTCTTCATCAGAGAAAGGAAGCTCATCTTCTTCTGCTTCGATAGGCTCACCACCAATACGACCATTAGCTTCCATTTCAGCCAAGCCCATCTTAGCTTGTGCACGTAGGTCTTCAAAGAACTTAACCCCATAAAAACGTAGAACATCAGCAGGGACAACATATTCACCCTCACTTAACATTGCAGGAATATCATCACGTACTTCTTCTGGTAGAGAACCAGGTGGTACTTCATTGCCTGACACAGGGTCTATATCTGTACGGCTAGACTTAAATACTGCTTCTGTTTGTTCATCTTCATTTAACGCCATTAACTTTATCCCTCAAGTATTTTAGTCTACGTAGTGCACGAATACCACCCTGCGTTTGGTGTATCTCTACTACGTGTTCTGATTGTTCTAAGCGTTTCTGCATAATGCCGATCATCTCATCTAGCTCTTCACAGAATGCGTCCCACTCAGCTTTATTATTCACGAATGCTTTAAGCGACATTACCAGAGAATCCTTCCTCACCTGGTGCTGGTGCCACGCCTGTCCCAATAGTACCGCCACCTGCGCCTGTCTGATCCTGTGGTGATGCCCCTGCTGGTACTGCTGGACCTTCTTGTCCTACTGGCGCTGGGCCACCCATAGCTGCCTCTGGAGGTGGAGCAGGTTGTTGGAACCCTTTAAGAATCTCAGCTTGGATAGCTGCATCCTGCATAGAGTTAGTTACTTTGTTAGGATCAAGGTCCATGCTCTTAGCGATCTCACGAATGATGTAATCCATTTTAGCAAACGGTGCTAGTGCTGGGTTCTGTACGACACCCAAGAACTGCATTAGGCGCTGGGAGCGTACTTCGTTAGCCATAAGAGACTCAGTACCGTTAGCCATAACCTCTAGGTCACCCTTGATACTCTCATCGTAGTCAAACTGCATGTTAAACGCAAAGAATGCTCGACCCATAGGTGCTAATAGATAATCATCTACGTTCTTAACTACAGAGCGAATAGAGCCGTTAGCTGCAGACATAAGCATAGAAATGCCACTAGCGGTACGACCCACTCCTGATACTCCTGTTTGCCCGTGGGCGAAGCTTGGGAATCCAGTACTTTCGTCAGCCAAGACTCTAGCTTTATCAAAGAGTTGCATATTCTCTGCAGCAACGTTGGGAAATTTGGTCCCAAAGATGCCTTGTCCTGGTGCACCACCTTGTCTGCGGAACACTTTTCCTGGGTATACGGACAAATCCTGTCCTGGTACGAGGTTTGTTTCATCTATCTCAATCAGTAGGTTACCAGATAATACAGCATTGTCAACAGCCATTCGCATGAAGCCATTCATTAATGTTTGTGTATCATCCATGTTCTCAGCAATACCTACACCAAAGAAGCTGTATGGGTTATGCTCATAAGGTACAGCGTAGTAAGGGATACGTGTAGGCTTGAACGGGTTAAGTACACAACGGATAACCTGACCATTACAAACCCAGATATTAGCATTTACTTCTGATAGTTTGCGTAACTCACGAGGTATCTTAATACCGTTCTCTTCTAGTAAGTCTGTATCAACAAAACCCCAGAACTCTAGTACTTCCCAGCGCTCTGTCTCAGATGGGTGGCTATCATCATCCTCCATCTTCATCTCCCAGTGCTTACGTATATAGTCTGCACCGATGTCAATAGCTTTTTGAATAGAGTCATCCATAAAGTAAGGACGACCACGTAGTGCACGTAGCTGATTGCGTGACATCTTGTGACGCTCTACTACATACTCTGCATCATCCATACTTGCAGCTTCTGGGTCTGGATAGAAGTTCCACACACTTACGTGGTTAGTAGATGGTACAGTCTTGATTAGTGGATCGTACTCACCGTCTTCCCAATTAGGGTATTCTTTATCTACTGCAAACGGGCCTTTCATTACACCCGTACCTAGTAGTGCCATCTCGAAAGCCATAGAGCGTAGATGCTTAGATGCACCAGACTCGTTTAGCTGATCGTGAATCTTCTTCTCCATCTTCTTAGCCGCTACCATAGCAGGATGGAATGTAACACTTGTAGGTGTAGTACCGTCACCCTCAATGATCTTATCGCTTACAGGTGCTAGCTTGTTCTGCATACCACCTAAGCGTTTCATGAGTGTAGTACGTGTCTCACCTGGTCTTAGCTCTGTGTCAGGACCAATCAAGTAAGGCTTAGTTGGCTCTTCTCCAAACGCTTCTGCTAGTGCACCTTGCGCTGGGCCAGCATTAGGATCAACATTAATGTGTACTGATTCTGCTACACCGTCTGGCAGAACGGATGGTTCAACAGAAAGAGGGAACTTGTTGTTACCAAAGAGTACGTCAACGATCTGACCATACGCAGCTAGTGTTTTAGTCTTAGTTACTTTAACGAATACCTTTGACTTTTCGCTAGACGTGAACTGTACCTCTGGTCCGTAGATACCACGGTAGTTACGATAAGAGCGTAACCAGCGTTCTTCATCAGCAAGTCGTGCATCCTCTGCACGTTTAAAGCGCTCTGTTACAAAGCCTACGATGTTATTCAAGCTGCTAAACAGACTATCCTCACTTGATTCGGCTGCTACTACTTCGTCTGTCTCGAAGGAGAGATCATCTATTTCTGCCATTTACTTAGTATCCAAAAGTTGAGTCTGACATCTGAAAGCCAGAGTTTTGTTTTGCTGGGTTAAAGTCCCAGATTGAACTACGGGGTCTAGTCATTATACCATAACGTAGTGCGTCATACAAGTGATCTTCAGCATTTGTATCAACGTCTTCAGGGTTCTTCTTGTCTAGCGGAATCGTAGGGATTTGCGCTATAGTATTGGTGCAGGTGGAGAAGAACACAAGTCTTGGTAGTTCAGTGAACTCATCCACCTGCAAACGGCGGTGAATCTCGTTCTTACCAGCTACCCTTGAGCCACGAGAGCGATCAGAAGGTCTCCAACGACAGCCCTTCATATTCATTTGCTCTGCTAGTGACGGGCCAGTATCTCCTCTTTTGTGCCAGAGGGACGAGTCTAACACGCCGTACCTAATAGTTCCATCATCTGCTTCCGCATCTAAGATCATATCAGCTAGATCGGTAGCCGTAACCTTAGAACAATAAAGCTCTCTGTAGACAACCAACTGCTCGTTTGGCGCAACAGCGAACCAGAGTACTCCTGTGTAGGAGCCGTAACCATAGTCGCAAGCTCTAAACTTAGGCCAGGAGTCAGGGATGTCGATAGGGTCCACAACGTGAATGCTTCTGTTAAACTCAGGGAACGCTGCTCCTTCATTAATGTCCCAGTTACCTTCTAGCAACTGCTTGCGCTGATGTTCTGGTAGTGACAAAAGCATTGCTTCATAGTCACCAGTATCTGCTAGGTATGGATTGTCAAACAAACTAGCAGGAATAAACCTACGCTTAAATAGTGGATCACCTTCACGACTATGCCCTTTAGGGAACGTGATAGTCTCACCTGTCTCAATGTTCGTAGCCCAGAAAGCTTTACCTGCTGCGCTGGGATCAATGAACATCTTTTTAACCCAAGCATGACCTGCACCACCAGGGTTTGTTGTAGCTCTCATGTACAAACCTAAGTTGCTACTATGTGCACTACGTAAACGTGAACGCATATAATCCCACGCATAAGGCGTAGGCCACTGTGTTAATTCGTCGAACCCGATCCAGTTAAACGCTTGACCTTGGTAACGAGTAACGTCCATGTCTTTGTCCAAGTACGACATCCAAAGTCTACCACCCCTTGGACTAATCCACTGACTTTTTCTTTCAGACCACTTAATACCTGGAACGGCTTTAGGGTAAAGCTCTTGACTCTTTTGAATAAGTTCACGTAGTTCCTCCGTAGTATGTCGAACTAGTAGACCACTAAAGTTAGGGTCATTTAAACCGTGAAGTGGGTCAGCTAGCATAGCATATGACTTACCGCCGCCAGCCGCCCCACCATACAGCACTTCTCTTTCAGATGCGGATAAGAAGTGTGTCTGTGGTCCTGGGTTTGGTTTAAACACTACTTCTTGTGCAGTGTCAACATCAAACTCTACAGGTTTTACTTGTGCTGCTACAGTTTCTACTACAGGTTCAATCGTCTGGGGGGATGATACGGTAGGCTCCGATGTTTTCTTCTTCGAGCCTCTTGATCTCCTGTAGCGTTTCTTCGAGCCGCTTGGCAAGCTTGCGTTTAATTGTAGCTGCTTTCTTACGTCTTCGCTCAATGTCTACCCTTTTCTTTAAACCCATATGTGAGATGTATCTACCAGTCTGTCTATACAACCATATAGCTA